CTACTCCATTAGCAGTACCTCCAGAGAGGGTTAAATTGCCTGATAGAGTGGCAGCGGCAGCGGCAACAGTTCCTGTCAATGTTGGTGAAGCAGATAAAACATTATTGCCAGTACCTGTACTTGTACCAACACCAGTACCGCCTTTTGTGACTTTAAGCAAAGGACCCGCATCAAATAATGCGTCAATCGTATCTAAGTCAGTATTGATCTTGCCACCCCATGTGTCAGTGGATGCACCAACTTCTGGTTTGGTAAGTCCTAGGTTGGTCGTTGTGGAATCTGCCATAATAATTCTCCATTAAATCCCGTGATTTGGGTGAAAGTTTAATTTTAATTCTGCTGATTTGCGCTTGCATACAGCTTCAAAAAAATCATCAAAGTATCCTAAAAATTTTCCACAAGCTCTGACTTCCCATTTGTCATATCTCTTGCCTAATCTTTTAGTCCATGAAACCCCAACAACACCAGATTTGTTGTCACTTGGTTTTGAAATGTTTTTGCCGTTTCCAACTCTATCAGTTGCTCTTAAATTGACAAGTCTATTATCTGTTCTTATATGGTTTTGATGGTCTACTTCTTTTGGGTAAAAGCCATAAACATATAACCAAACAAGCCTGTGAGCACTATGTCTGACTCCATCTATTCCAATAATCCAATAACCATGCCCATCAATGCCGCCAGCAACTCTGCCTTTTACGGCCTTAGTTCTATCCATAGCCCATGTAAAAACTCCAGACTCAAAATCATAGTGCAACACTTCTTTTAAGCGTTCTTGCGTTAATGATTGAGTCTTAGCCATTTTTCACCCCTATGCGGCTATTTGCCAAGTCTCGCTATTATCCGCAATTGCTGTCCAACTTTCACTGTTGTCACTAATTGCGGCCCATGTTTCTGATGTGTCTGTGATCGGTGTCCATGTCTCTGCATTGTCAGAGATTGCATTCCATGTCTCAGCCGTGTCACTCTCTGCCACCCATTTTAGATTGCCAGCAATCGTCATAGATGACTGGCAAGTGAAATTGATTGGAGTGCTTTGTCTTCTCTGGCCGTTGACACTCATGCCAGACTCAGCTGCAATCAGCACAGACTGATTCACGATCACGCTGGTGGCCACAGTCATTGTGGCAAAGTCTTCAATCAGAATGCGAATGAGCTGGAGCCTGACGCCATTGACAGACATCGCGCTGGTATCGACCGAGGCAAATGCACCGATGGCCACCCTCGTGGCCGCCAGGCTCGCGCTAGATGTGGCCGCAAATGTTGATTTGCCTATGGCATAGCGCAAAGCGCTTGCAGACATGCTGCTGGTGCTAGATATCGTGGCCGAGGCATCGGCAACTATTTGCGCAGCAGCTGTTGCACCGCTAGACGCTGAAACCGAGAATGATGCTGTCTTGACCACATTGGCGCTGACAGTCTCTGAGCTGGAAGCAGAAACAGAAAACGCGCCTATGCAGACGCGCCTTGCATTGATTGCAGCCGTGCTGGTGGCTGCAAGTGTGGCTGCTCCAAGGCTTACGCCATAGGAGTAATTCCCTCCACCATACGGGCCAAGACCATAGGCTGCCATGTCATGTCAATGTGACATCAAGATCACCAGCTGGGATTCGCAGCACATCGCCATCATTGATGGTGCGAGCTGTGGTCAGCGCTGCCCAGGCTAATAGATTTCCGCCAGTGCTTGCATCAAAGATGCCAGCCCAGCCAATTGATCCCCAATTGCCGCCGCTGGCAGCTGCAAATTCAATGGCCGCTGCATTGGTGGCGTTTGTGGGGCTTGTGCCAGAGATCGTGATTGTGCCAGTGGCCACTCGCGCATAGGCGTTGCCAGACACCTCAGTGCCGCCGCCAGTGTCACTTGGCGCAGCCGTGAAAAGGCCAATGTACCAAGCCGTGGGGCGTGTGGCGCTGCTAGTTGTCAGCAGCCAGGTTAAAACTAGGTTTTCGGTGTAGTCGGTAAAAGATGACATGTCCAGTCCTTATCCAAAAGTCTTTGCACGGGTAAGCAATGCACCACCAGAAGACGCACCGCGATCATCGGCAGTTTGCAATTCACTCATTGCACGATCATATAGCGATGACCACACTTGGATTCTCGCATCATCTTGCAAGTATGGAGCAGCCTGCAGCAGCGCGCCATACAGATAAATGTCGGGGCTTGATGTCAAAAGCCAGTTGGTGGTCACGCTGTTTGATAACTTTGTCAACTTCGCGTAATAGGTCAGCTCGGTTGTATATGTGGCGTCTGGCACTGGAACCAATCTAAACTGGCCACCGACCACGCCAAAGAATCTTGGCTTGCCGCTGCCAGTGTATTCAGATGCCTTATTGTCAAGGGCATCAATGCTCAAAAATTCCAATGGGGTCTGTGGGTTTGTGCTTGTCAGCTTCAGAGATTTTGTCTCTAAAAAATCAGCAGGCACAGCGCCATACTGCGCGTCAAAAGACGCATTGGCCCTGACAATCATCTGCCTGGTGCGCAGTGTTCGCTCAACTTGCGCCTCGGCCAAAGAGATAAAGTCAGGAATGGCATTTGTCAGGTCTGACCGATTGAGCCAATCACCAATGGATGTCTTCAGTTCTGCATAGGTGCTAAGTGCCATTTTTCGCCTCTTTTTCCATCTCTTCTTTCACAATCCAAGTGTGAGGGTGGCCAAACTCAAAGGTCCCAATGTGACCAATTTCGTGCGAGACATCATGGTCAATGTAGACTTTAAAGCCAATCTCTCTGGCTTTTCTACAAAAGAATACATCCTCACCCATATAGCCCCGTGTGGTCTGCCATGGCATATCAAACCATGGCTCGCTCATAGCCTCAAACACCTTGCGCTTGATCAGCATTATGCCAGTGCCAATGCTTCCCACCTCTTGCAATCCAGTTGATTCTGGCATGGTGTAAACAGGAATGCGTTTGTCGTTCTCATCATAGTTCTGAGCTGTTGGGCCAGTTGGCATTCTGCGCCTGGCGCAGTTGGCCGCCACAATGTCTTTGTCGTGAGCCAAGAGCCTTCCCACCATGTCCTGTGGGAATGTCATGTCCGAATCAATGAAGAGAATGTGTGTGCAGCCCTCGGCCATCGCATCCAAACAAAGGTCAGCCCTTTGGTTTTGGATAATCGTGCCTTGCATCAATTTCAGACTAATCGCGTCTTCGGTGTTGAGTGTGTGATACGCCACCATGTTGACCATGCAATAGCAATAGTTCGTGTGGACTTGATCACGGGCCGGTGTGCAGACTGCAACATAATTGCTCATATTTTCCCAGGTCTAGTTCTAAAAAATTGGTTGTCGCTGTCGTTTAGCCAGCGCTTCATGTATTCCTGATCATCGATCTTGCCCTCGGCCTTCATCTTGTAATAAAGGGATTCGGGGATGGATGCGACCAAGTGCCACTCACCTTTCCAGTTGGCCTTTTCGTCTTGGGCGTTATAGATGGCCTTGTTGGCCTCAATGACAGCAGTCACATCTTGCTCTGTCTGGATCGTTACATCGCCTGTTTCTGGGTTTTCATGCCAGTAGCGCTTGATGCCTTGATCTTTGTTTTCGCTAAATAGTCTTTTGTGAATCATGTTAAAAAAAAGGGCCAAGTTCCCCTGGCCCTTTCCATTTGCTTACTATTAAGAAGTAACCAAGTCAGCGGCCAAGCCGTGGGCGTTTTCAGCCAACACTTTGTGACCCCACTCAACGATCAACATGCGCTTCTCAGCGTCACCAGTCTTCGCCAATTCGACTTGGCTGTAAGGGCGCAGCACAGTCATCTTTGCGTAGTCAGGATCGATCACCCATGCATCGCGCTCGCGTTGGAACCTGTTCGCAATAACTTGGACATTGCCGAAGTCTGAAACGTAGATGTCCACGGCGCCGACCAATGTCGCAGGCTTTGCACCGCCATCGATGTTGAAGCGGCTAGAGGCAATACCAGAGAAACCAGACACGCGCTGCTTGTTGACAGGACCGCACATCAAAATCTTAGGTGTACCACCTTGTGTCCACACCTTCTGAATCACATTCTTGAGAATGGTTTCAGTAAATGTGCGCACTGTGCCATCTGTACGGGCGCTGTTTGGCAGCGTTGTGTAAGATGGGTCAGCACCGCCAGAGCCTTTGTCGGTGTTTGTTTTCACAAACGCGCCCAAAGAGGCAGTGGTGCGAGCAGTTGTCGAATCACCAGCAACAGCGATGGCGCCATTGAGCATGGAGAATTCTTGGTCACGTTTAATTTCCGCGCCCCGCTTCGCGATTTGGTAGGCCAGCTCACTGCGACGTCCTGCCTTGTTCACCACTTCTTCAGTAGCTGACAAGATGATTGTCTTGCGTGAAATCTGTGCGTAGTTTTGCAAACGCACAGTAGCTGTCACCGCATCAAAAGACGCGACATCGTCACCTTCAAGCTGCGCATTTGCGGCGGCACTGGAAAGTTGGTCTGTCTGCCACTCGTACAAGCTGTTGGACACATTCTCGCGGCCAATGTTGCTCATGTAAGGGGTTTCTTCTGGAGAAATGTTTGTGATCACATTGCTCAAGTCTTCGCGGATACCCTTTGCAGAGTATGTCAAAAATGTATTGCTAACGATAGCCATAATTTCCTCATTTCAATAAAAGTTCAATTGCAGATGCCGCATCATCGATGCGACCGGTTTTTGCAAGACGCTGCTTTGCTCGCGTACTTTCAGTTGTTGTCGAAACCCGACCAGCTGCACCAGGCTTGGCTGTTCGTGGGCCATTGTTCACCACAGGCTTAATGCCTTGACGCTTACTTACCATTTGGTCAAACATTGCTGCTTTACGCAACAACAAGACCAGCCGGTGGTCGTAAACATTCTTCAAATCTTCATCGGTAAAGCCTGCTGCCTTTGCAGACTCAATCACCAGTGCCTTTTCGGCCTTTGCCTTCTTGGGGTCCTTCCAATCTGGCAAAGCGGCTAATAAGGCTTCTTGCTGGCTGGCAAGTTGGGCCTCCATAGCGCGCTGCTGCTCATACTGAGACACTTGAAAAAGCCGCTGCTGTTCAGACTGAATAGCACCGAGTTTTTCTTGCCTCTCGCGCATGATTTCCTTTTGCCTTACCCATTCAATTGGGTCCTCGTGATAGAGGCGTTCCAAATCAACTTGAGGCTCCGAAGACTGAAGTTGGGCTTGCAATGCTCCCAACAATTGAGCGTACTGCTCACGCTCGGCTCGGACTGCCTGCGTTTCTTGCTCGACTTGCTTTCGCACTTCGGCAATCTGCTGCGTTTTCCGAGTGTAGTCCTGTGTCCTGGAATAGCCCTTCTGAAGCTCGTCTAGCGTCACTGTGACTTCCTTGCCGTCTACTTTGACGGTGAAAGTCTGTGGCTGTTCTTGCTCCTCTTGCTCTTCCCCTTCTTCGGACTGTTCCTCTGGGGACTCTTCATCTGGCGCGTCTTCCACACCAGACTCATCCTCCTCAGAAGCCGCTGTCTCGGTGTCCTCTTGGGACTCCTCGACTGGCTGCGTCTCGTCAACTTGCGCTTGTCCTTTTTCAGGGGCCAACATTGCCGAGATAGCACTGGCCGCATCGGCCATATTCATTGCTTGTGTTTCTGCCATAGTATTTTCTTAAATTAGTTTTTCTGTGATTTGCTTATCGCATTCTGTGCAATTTTCCCGTTGTCCATAATCTTGATCAACTCTTGCCGCAGCCCGTCAATGGCCTGCAACATGCACCATGCTGTCTCGCGCCTCGCAGACTCTTCGGGTTTCGATGAACGAAATACCCAAAGTTGGTCACCTTCTAATTTTGCAATCGCTGCATTGAGGGTTTCATCCTCAAGCAGCTGCTTGGCCTTTCGGCCTTTATTTACTTGGTCTTCATTTGTCACTTACTGTGCCATTCCTTGAAAGGTTGATGGGGGCATCATCTCAGGCGCTGGTGGCTGCTGCTGTGGCTGCTGCATAAGCTGCGCCGCTTGCTGCTGGGCCAGCAGTGCCTGCTGACGAATCGCTTCACGATCAATATTTTGCGCGGCATCAATTTCCGCTGTACTGATCTGTGATTTGTACTTTAACTCAATTTCATACTTTTTGAGATACAAATCTTGGGCCATCTTGTCACGGGCCAAATCATCATCCAAAAGCATTTGCTGCCGCTTTAGCTCCAGCTCGGCTGCCTTTTTCTGGATATCTGCCTGAATAGACTCGGCCTGCACCTTGGCCAAAATCTCCTCTGGGGATGGCTTTGGAGCTGGCGGCTCTGGTGGCTGATAGTCGGCAGGGATGTCTTGGAAAAAGCTCGTTGAATCCTTGAACCCAGACAGCTCAACCACTTTTCGCAAAGTGTTGCTAAATTGCATGGGCGTGACCAATGGGTTTGTTGGGCCAAGCTGCTGCAAGATTTGCTCTTGCTTGGACATGATCATCATCAGCGCTTGCAGCTTCTCGTTGGTGTCGCCATTGCCAAGGGCAATGTTGATCGTGGCATCCATGCCAGCATCCCAGAATCTTGGATCGATCTGCACCCACTCATTACGCATCCGCACCATGCGAGCCTTGTCCTGGTGCGTTGTGACCAGGAACAAAATGCCCTTGAATAGCTTTTTCATACCCTCGGCCAAAATGCGAGCTGTCAGCTCAATGCGGCCTTGGCTGGCTGAAATGGTCGCTGCCACAGCTGCCTTGGTGCTTGACTGCAATGCGTCAGCATTCAGGCCCATGGCCGCCTTGCTCATGCCGGTGCGGTCTTCCTTGATCTGGTCCATGTATTCCATCATCGGGAATGCGGCCTGACCAACAAACGGGGTTGTCAGTGGCTGCACCATGCCAGGCGCGCGCATCCGAATGATGGCGCCCGTCTCGTTGTTCAAGACATCATCGATGTTGACTTGGCCTTCGACCACCGCTGTGCGTGGGTGAATGCTCTGGGCCAGACTGTCCAATGTGTTGCGGAGAATCTCAGACTTGATCTCTTGCAAGTCACGGGTAATGTCAAAAATCGACATCGCCTCAAGTGGGCTTGTGTGTGGCTCTGGGTCGCATGGAAAGTCAGCAAAGGGGATATAGCTCGCTGGCAGATTGCGCACCACCTTATAGCCACCACCCATGCAGCAGACTTTTCTAAGCTCTGCAATGCCATCGCCATCATAGTCAACACGCGAATAAGCCTCGATGTACAAGACCCTGCGCATCATTGGATTGGCAGCGTCATTTGTGCCAAATGTTGTACTCAGCGGCTGACGGGCCAAATACTCATCGTTGCTATCTAGGTCTGTCGTTGACAGATTCTCTTCAATCTCCTCTTCGTCATAGCCCATGGCCAGCAAGTCAGCCATGGTGGCCATCTGCCGGTGGGCAATGATGGTCGAATCGTCAAACGATCTGGCGCGTCTGTCCAGCAGCAGCTCTTCTGGCGGCACGGCCATGATCTTGATGCGGCCATCTTTTGTGATACGCTTGATTTGCACATCATGGATCATTGGTGCAGGCATAACCATCGGCGCGCCAGTTGTGGGGTCCACTGTTGTCAGCTGCGCCTCATTGACATCTGGGTCTGGGTAGGATGTGATGACCTTGACCTCACCACCAGGCTCTTGCATCAGCATCTGTAGCGTCTGCTCATCAAGGCCGGTGTACTCCTCAATCCGCACCTTCTCCTCATCTTCCCACCAGAATTTGGCGATGCCGCATTTGCGCACCAGCGCATCTTTGAAGATTGCGTAGGTCGTTAAAAATCCAGAATTGTCGTTTTGGAAAATGTAATTAGCGTAATCGGTGGCCTGTTGGGCCATCTTGATGTCTTCGGGTCCCCTGGGACTAAACTCGACCACATTCTCAGAATTAAAAAACACACGCATCAGGCTTGGCAGCATGGCCGAGACAGTGTCCCGCACCTCCATGGCCACCACCTTGCTGTTGCCTTCGACCTCATTGCCGAATAAATCACCGCGATAGTATTCAGTCCCCTTGGCGCGTGTGGGAGATAGATCACTGTCCACATAGCTCACCGCATCGGTCAGGTCTTGCGTGATGATGGCTTGCAGCTCTGCATCATCCATTGGCTGTGTGGCAGCAATGTCGGTGCTGATTTCTAATTCGTTCATTTTTTGTTCCTTGCAGATATTGCCTTGGCTTTTGCCTTGGCGTCAGCCTTGGAGCTTGCGCCCCATGCCTTGAGTGACAGCAGCAGCCGTGTTGGCTCGCCTGCCTTGTATTCTGGACCAGGCATGTTACCCATGCGCGCCAAGAAGCTGGCTCGCCTTGGATTATCGCCAGACTTGACCGGCGCTTTTAAGTTCATGCCCTCGGCCTTCGCGCTGGCGCGGCCCTTGGCATTTAAGCCGCCTGACGGGCTTTTGCCCTCTTTGCGCTGCCAAGCTGGGGTCTTCATTTCTTTGGCTTCTTTGCAGTCTTGGCCGCAGCCTTGAAGTCAGCAGCTGTTGGCGCGCCTTTAGCACCAGGCTTTCTCATCTTCTCTTTGCTGCCAGCGGCTATGCGCTCGCGCTTGGCTGCGATATTGGCGTAGAGTCCAGCTTTCATTTCTCTTCTCCCTCTTCGTAGTCTTCACCCTCTTCCATGTCCTCACCCTCTTGCTCGCCGGTGTTGGGTCCACCCACCACCCACGCATCGCAAGTTCTTGAGGCCGCGCACTTGAAGTCAAAAATTTCGCAGTAGCCAAGGTCGGCCAACTTGATTGTTCCCCATGGGTCAGCTTCCATGCCAATGCCTTGGGCAATGCACTGCTTCATGTTGTCAGACACATTGAAAGCCGCGCAGTTACCGCACAGGCTTTGCTTGGCGTCATCCATGCTGACATCCCACTGATCAGCCTTTTTGCGCCAAAAAGCCTCATTGGGCAGCTTGGGATTCTCAGGGCCATAAGCCGCGCTGGTGATTGCCTTGGCTCGATTCTTTAGGTTTAGCGTGATGTCTTGCGTGGGCATGGGGCAGTTCTCGCCCTCTTCCATGCCCTCGCCCTCTTCCCTGTCCATGACCTGGCTCATGGTGCGCTGCATGGTGGCCATTATTTTTTCGCCTTGTTCTTTGCTGTGCGCTGACCGCGCATGGGCATCTTGGCTTCAGACATTGCAATGGCAATCGCCTGCTTGGGATTCTTAACCACTGGACCACCCTTGCCGCTGTGCAGCTTGCCAGAGCCAAACTCTTTCATCACAGAGCCGACCTTCTTTTGCGCCTTACTCATTGCCTTCATAGGTTTCCCCTTTGGTTTGTCAATACCCGAATTATGCAACCCGCACAAGGTTTCTGCGCAGGGGCTGGCTCCATTTGCTTGAGCCACTGCTGCCGTACATCCCCGCAATTGCGTCACTTGCAAATGTCAGGACAAAGGCATCGGCTTTGTCAGGGCTTGGCAGCCCCCGCCGCCTGATCTCGTCTTTCCCCTCAATAGCGATCTTGCCGTTGCTGGTGAAACTGTACCGCACTGTGGCCAGCTCGCTGATCAAGACATCATCCTTTGGCATCTTGCAGTCCCGCGCCTCAAGCCACGCCCTTGCCCTGTACCAAAGCTCTGCCTTGAGATTCCTGTATGTCCCACCCATGGCTGGGCTTTCACTGACATTGATCCCTCTGGCCGGCAGGCCCAGCTCTCTCAATCTGTCCACCACCCCAGCTCCGAGGCCAATGCTATCCACCAATATCTCTTTTGGCTGCTGGCTTGGCGCCAGTGCCTGATACTCAGCCACCACCGCACCAGTCAATTGCATCAGGTCCAAGTTCTTCCATGTCTTAATGCTTTCGGTCACCGCATTACCCTGCCTTTTACACAGCGCTGACCGGTCACTACCAAACCGCGCCACATCCAAGCCCCAAATCATGGGCGCGTAGTCGCTTGGCGCCACATCCCGATTCAAGGCGCTTTCCAGCAAATCCATCGCAATCACTGTATCGTCATCACCCTTGGGGAATTCACCAATGACCCTGATCCGGTAGACATTACTGTCCTCGCCATAGCGCATGGCCATCTCTTTGACATACTCATCCGACACCCTCGGTGAGTCGGTACATGCCACCTGAAATGTGGTCCACTCATCAGACAGCCTTGTGTGGGTGTCATAGAAAAACCCACTAGACCTCACCGGATTCCCCAAAAGCAGCGTCACAGCGTTATGCCCCGACATCGAGCCAGCCGCCGCCTCGAACACTTGCTCTGGCACACCAGAAGCCTCATCAGCCACCAGCATCACATTCTCACTGTGAATCCCCTGCAAGGCCTCTGGCTGCTCTGCCCTGCTGGTCCTGGCAGATATAAACATCTCAGTGGGCGCGGCATTGAATTCAATCCTCTCTTGCTTGACAGTTAAAAGCCCCTGCAATGGCAGTGGCATCGCATTGATCCACCTCTTCAGCTCCGCAAACATCGCGTCATAAAGCTGGCTGCTAGTTGGCGCAGTGACCACCACCTTGACCGGACTCCTGGTCATAAAGTACCAGAGCATGGCCCAGCTGCTGGCTGTACTCTTACCCACCCCGTGGCCAGACCTGACACTAATCTTGCGATCCCCACGCGCTATCGCCTGCAAAAACTTCACTTGCCACGGGTCAGGGTCAACCCCCAGCACCTCTTGCACAAACAGCACAGGGTCAGGCTGATACCTCTGCACCCACAAAGCAAACACATTTTCTTTACTCATGGATGGATCGTCTCATAAATAGCCCATGCTTTAGGACTCATCGCCCACTTATGCGCAGCAAGTTCATCAGTCCGAACCAGTATCAACAAGTGATATGTCATCGCCAAATCAAACTGCCCCGCATCAATCGCCTCCATCATCCGAATCTTTAGGTCCAGCAGCAACACACTCAAATGCAGCGCAGTCAACAAATCAGTCATTTACTATCCCTCGCCTGCTTCAGATTCCGACCAGTCTCACGATTGGTCCAACAACTTGCACATATCCACCTGGCAGCACTCATCTGCACCCCACCCTCCGGCGGCCTCATCTCTTCACACTTATTGCACAGCCTCAACTTATGCCCATGCACATTCCCATTCAACCTCAAATGGTTGTTCACAAAATTACTCTTCATTTCCTCGCGGGACATTCCCGCCCCTGTTTGCAATCCTGATGACAGGGTGGACACTTCCTGTCAATAAAATCATATTCATTGATCCACAACCTAGAAACCAAACCACAGCTCGGCCCAGTTTCTTGTGGTGGTGGCGGCTCTTTTTTTCTAAACCAATTAAATAAATTAAACATATTCATTGGATTTTCTGAATCTTATTATTTTGGTGAATTAACCACTTATCACCTAATAATCGAATCGCCTTAATATATTGTTTCTGATTATGTCTATTTGTACTTCTCGGTACATATTGCACATTAAATAACTGCCGCACCTTTACCAGCATTACTGTATTCATATTATCCCCACAATCTGGTTTATATCCACCCATGTGTGCCAAACAATTGTGCCATCCAAGCTCATCAGCTTGCAAAACACCTTCGTCTCTTTAGCCTCATCAGTGTCTAAGACTATCCACTCCTGACCCTTTATCACCACTGTTGCCTGCTTCGTTTTCATTCGTTACTCCTTTGTTTGTGGAGCAGCTATTTTGCTTGGTTTTTGCGTTTTATGTCAACTAGTGCAAAAGATTTTTTAAAAAATTTTTTTTGTAGGTGTTTAGTGCCGCCACAGTCACCCCCGCCGCGACCGGCCACGGGGGGGGTCGCGGCCACCGCCCGCCAGCCGGCCACCGCCGCCGCTGGGTTGTCCACAGACTTTTGTCCACTTCTATCCACAGATTCCTGTGCATAACTTCATCAGTAACACCAGAGCATTACTTTTTCTGTGGATATCTCCAAATCAACTTAACATAATGGTCATTGTGTTAAGTAGCTGAATGCTTCGGTATTCGTTTATTGCGAATTGTCTATTGATACGATGCTGCGCTTGCGCAGTGCATCGAGCGCCATGCTCCCCAGGTCGA